CACTGCTTACCATAGTGGTTTGAAGACTGGGTATTTGATGCTTCTTGTTTAGTAAAAATATAATCTTTTAGCAGTTCGTGGTTTCGAGACTGACTAAAGTTAACCTTTACAGGAACGGTTTCTTTTTGGGTTTTCTTTACAAGCCTAGAAACAATTACCATTGTAACTAGGGTAAGAATAGAGCCAGCAAGATATTCCATTTAATCACCTAAAACAATTATACTAGATTGTTGCATCAAAAGCAAGCCAATTCTTCTTGGCTACTTCCCAAGTAAAATTACTATGAATATCCTGAACCTGATTGGTGTAGTCATATCCTTCTTGTTTAATCATTCTAATAACCTTAGTTAACTCTTCGGCATAACGTTCTGGCGTTAGTTCTTCAATTGGAATCATGGTTCCATAGCCTAGGGATGTTTCTGGCAATGCCCCCAAGTTTGTGTATACTGCGTAGCATCCAGCAGACAAGGCTTCCATCTGTGTCAGGCAGGATGTCTCTGGATATGTAGATGGGTAAGCGTGAATGTGTGCATCTGCAAAGAATTTGTACAGAGTCTTGCGTGGTGTCTTACCATAGAAGTTTACCCTTGGGTCATTGACAGCATCTAGGTTATATGAATGAGGCAAGTCTGGATAGAAGTCATTAAAAACATTTAGTTCAAAGTCTTCTTCTATCAGTGGGATTGCATCTAAAAGAACTCTCATTCCTCGTTCTGCAGTAGAAGCATGAACAATTTTAACCTTGTTAATATTATTAAACTTATTTGGATTTGGCACTACTGGAATAATAGCATTAGGAATAACAGTAATCCTATCTAGTTCGATGTTTATTTCATCTGCTATAACTCTACGCTCATATTCTGATACAGCAATAATTCTTTCCGTATGTTTTCTTACAGCACTATTTTTTAAAACTTCTCCAACAAAAGGAACAAACTGACTAACATTATTATGAAGCCAAAAGATATACCTGTCTCCAGTAGTTCCAATTACTCTTGCATTTGGAATTGCTCCAGGAATAATAATTGAATGATATTTTTTTATGTTGGTCATCTCTGGCAAAATATTTTTAATAAAACCTCTTGCCATAGTTTCTGTTCCACCAAACTCTGCTTGGTTATATTCAAATGTAGGTAAATTATTCATGTCTAATTAGTTCTTCCTGCAAATGTTCACGCTCATCAATAATTTGATAAGCAAACTGGGTCATTGCTTCCTGTGCTTTCTCATTACGAATTATCTTATCGTAGTGATGGGCACAGAAAAGCAAGTCCCCTGTTACCCCCAAAGTTTGAACATAAGCCTGTGAACCACATACATCACAACGATGCGATGTATCTAATGTCCACTTTTTGTCTATTTGTTCTATTAGGTTATTTGTCATTTGAATAAAACCCTCCACCATTAAATTTAATTGCTCCTACTGAGTATACCTTATGCATCGCTATATTGCAAGTATCACAAAGTAATTCTTTATCAGCATCGTCAAAGGCTCTCACCTCTTGTGATGTTTTTTCACAGTCTGGGCATTTAAAATTATATGTTGGCATATTTTTCCTCTTGTTGCCTACGCCTTTTTGGTAGGAACGACTTTCTTTACTGCTGTAACAACCTTGGCTGCAACAGTCTTCTTAGGTGCTGCGTCAAGAACTGCAAACAAGTCACGAAGGTCAGGCATACCAGCAGTGATTAGATTCTGCTTAACACCGTAAGTGACGTGCAAATGATTTCCAGTTGATGCGGTACCTGTTGTTCCAACTAGACCAACGATTGTCTTACCTGCTTCTACCTTGTCACCCTGCTTTAGTGTTGATGGAACCTGGAAGTGTGCGTAAAGAATAAAGTGTCCGTCATATGTTGACTGAATTAGGTAGTTACCCAACACCTTTGTCTCTCCTACTTCCATTACTGTTCCTCCTGTGATAGCCTTAATCTTGCTACCACCTGCTACAGACCAGTCAACTCCACGGTGTGGATTTGTTCGGTATGAAGCCATGTTCTTAAATCCATCTCCACGCTTATTCTTCGGGAATGGCTCTACATAAATTGCTTCTGGCATATTAATACTTCCTTTCAAGATGTATTCTACGATTACTCATAGTAATACTATTATAGCATTCGTAATCGGAGCCACCTAACAGATTTGAACTGTTGACCTCCATATTACAAGTATGGCACTCTACCGCTGAGTTAAGGTGGCGTAGCGATAGCAGGACTCGAACCTACAACATCTTGCTTCGTAGGCAAGCACTCTTCCATTGAGTTATATCGCTGCGATTCCGATGGGACTTGAACCCACGACCTCTACCGTGACAGGGTAGCGTTCTGACCAACTGAACTACGAAATCAAATGTTCCTTAACAACCCAAATAGGAACAACATCTGTAACAGTCTTTACTAGTATTTCTGTTAAGCCACCGAATCTTAGTCTGCGTGTCTGGTCTCTGCTGGGCATCCTGGGTTCGAACCAGGGACATTTCGATTAACAGTCGAACACTCTGCCAACTGAGTTAATGCCCATCACTATTTAATTATACAGTGTAACCACTGTTGGTTGCTCGCCATACAGACGGAGCATGATTTTCTTCCACAGCCAACTTGGTTGCTTCATCTTCATACAATCTTAATACATGAATGCATGGGTCTCCAGTTTCCCACTCTAGGTCTTCGTCTCTAGTAGTAGGGATGCCATCGTGTGTACTGCATACAGCAGGACCAACCCAGCCTTGTGTTAAGCCATGTTGTAGCCATTCGTCAAAAGTCATTGACATAGAAAAACCCCTTTCAGGTCTATATCAATTATAGGGCACCGAAAGGGGTTTGTCAAGTTATTTCTTAGATGTGTGTGTATCTTCTTTTACATCTTTCAAAGCAACGGTCTGACGGAAAGCAGCGTCAATCTCTGCACGAGAGAGTCTACCATCTTCAAGGAATGCTAGGGATAGGAGTTCTACCACCTTGGCTACTGCCAAAATACCACCCATAACAGCACTAAACCATACTGGGATATCAACTCCGCTAACACCGCTTGCAACTGTACCAGCACCAACCACACCAAGTGCAGACGCTACGAAAGTTGCAACGATACGCATAAATACATTACCAAATGTTCTCATTAATCTTCCTCCTTATCTTTTGTGTTTCTTAATGGATAAGATAGCACCCAAAGAATGCTTGTTCCAACAATTGCATATCCAACTACCTCTTTGGCAGAGCCTTCTAGGACTAGCCAGGCTACAAACATACCAAGAAGTGTCCATGCCTGACCAATTAGGTCATTTAAAAATTTCTTCATTAATCTCTCCTCCTTGTGCCTGACGTTCCACCTGAGCCACCTGCTGATGCAGATGATGCTGGTGCTGATGGGGCTGCGGCTGTGAGTGCCGCTCCTGTTGCTGCGTTAACTGCTGCACCAACTGCAACAACTGCTGTTACAACAATCTTCTCTGATTCTTCACGAACCTTTGGAGACATGTCTGCTCCAACGTTACCAATAAAGTTAATTGCGTCTACTGCGGCTAACAAACCAGGAATGGCTGCAAGTTCCTCAGATACCTCAATATCGTCTGCCTGTGCAGCAACGAACAATGCATCTAGGGCTTCTTCATACTCTGGAGAACCCTGCTCCGAGTTGTCTAGGATTTCGTTTGCAACAGATACTAGTTCTGCAACCTGCTCTTCTGAAAGTGTTTGTGGGTCTACCGTTTCAATATTTACTGGTAACTCAGGTTCACTGGGTTCGGGGGACACTGGCGGCTCTGGCTCTGGTATCGGTTCTGGCTCAACTTCCTCTGGCTCTTCAGTAGGTTCCTCGGTCTCCGTAGGTGTAGGTGTTGGCTCTTCGTAAGGTGGAATGGAGTCAAGTTTTTGTTGAGCGACAAGTAGTTCCTCCTGTTTAGTTATTACATCTTGCGATGCTACTTCAATTATACCTGCTTTTTCTGCTTGAGTAATCAGGGAAGACTCGTAGTCTTGCTGTAGCCTGTTTCTATCTGTCGTTGCAGATAATAAAATAGATTGTTTTTCATCTAACTCAATTTGTACCAATCCAACAACTATAGCCAAGGCTGGGTCATTAATTAGTGGTGCAGTAGCATCCTCGTCTGGAACAATTACAATTATGTCTTCTTTTCTGTATCTAGTTTCTTCTCTAAATAAAGTAATCTCGTCATATACTGTAACCTCATCGTAAACAATCTCTTCTCTATAATAAGTTACTTCTTGATACTTTACAACTGGCTGATAAATTGTTTCTGTTACTGTTGTTTCTCCAAACCAAGTTGCAGGAACTATTTCCATGTTACCTCCAGAAACTTGTGAGTAAAATTCTACAAAGGCTCCACCACCATTTTCATAGTAATACAATGTGGTTGGGTAAAAGATACCTGCTCTAATCCACATAGGTTCTGATATAGAGCCACCACCACCCTTATCTCTCCAGTCATTGATTAGATTCATTCCAGCAATAGTTAGTTTTACTCCATCATCTGCTGGTGCATAGAAACTGTACCAGTTATCTTCTGGAACCATTAGATTTCCCTCAAACTTAACAAGAACATCTTCACCCTTTCCAGAGTTCAGGACCAATCCACCGCCCCACTGAAAATTAATGTTAGGTACATTTTCAGTTGCCAGTGGTGTTTCTGTTTCTGTTGGTAGTGGTGGTGCATTATTGTAGCCCTGTCTGTTGTAAGATGTTGCTGTAAGTCCACCTGGGACTACCCTTGTAACCTCAACTGGCTCATAATCTAAATAAGGAACCATCTCTGTGTAAGGTATTAAAACTGTTCTTGGCACAAGTTCTACTCTTGGGACTAACTCAGTATAAGGAACCTGAACTGTATATGCCACATCAATAGTCTGTGTAACTTCTTTGTCTGGTCTAATCCAGTCAGGGTCTGAAATTAATTTTATGTTGTAGTTTTCTTTAGCCAAGTCTAGACTTGCTTGTGCTTTGTCTACAAGCAATTGTTTGCTTTGTACATCTAGAATTTTGTTATCTAGGATTGTTTTGTTTGACTCTACCGTAGCATCTATGGCAGCCTTTTCATTTACCGCTATCTGGTAGGCTTCTTGAGCAAGAGTTAGGGCATCCTGGATAGCGTTAACGACAGCCTTTGCCTCTTCTACTTTTGCACTATACTCTGCTTTTGTTTCTCCAAATGCTGACTGTGCTAAAAAAATAGGGGAAAGTGCTAGGGTTATAACTGCTAAAATAATTTGGGGTTTTTTAATTTGTAATCTCCTAGTTGGAAGTGCCCAACAAAACTATTATACCACTACATTATATTTATGTTAAACTGTTTAAAGTATGAGTCTAGGTCTTTTTGCTCTGGTCTATTGCGTTCAATGATACTACGTTTGTCAAACTCATGCAGTTCTTCCGTTGGTTTTCTATCACGGAATGTATGTATCTCTATCATTTGATTGTTGTCTTTGACAGTGTGGGAGATAGCACCAAAGATAGCACCACAAACAGCGTCTGCAAGGTCCTTAGAGGACTTTCTAGGGTGGTCTACACGATTACCCCTCATAATTTTTAACTCTGTTAGTTCTTCAAACAGCAACTCTATGGCTGGCATAGCCAGACGCTCTTCGTAAACAAGCATAGCCATATCCTCATAGTGTTTCTTGGCAACAGATACAGTCTCAGTCTTTATACCAACAGCCTTTAATTCATTTTGAATATCAAATGATTGCCATCGGTCAAATGAAACCATGCCTATATCAAATCCTAGCCTTCGTAGATTTTGAATCCACTGCTTTACCTCTGAAAGATTGACAGGACCTTCAATCTTTGGCTCCCAATATACTACTGCATCTACGACTACAATAGGCATTACTTGAGCATAGTCTTTAACTACCTGCACATTTACCCACTTCTCAACGTGGGCAATAGCCACAGCACACTTGTCATGTTTCTGTGCAAGGTCAGCATGGACAAAATATTTTTTGTCTGGGTCTGGTTTAAAAGACTCCATAAAACTTTTATTAGAATCAATAGGGTTTACGATTGTCATGCAAGCACGAACTTTTTCTTGCTGCTTAAAGAAGGCATCGGAAGCGTAGGTAGGGACACAAGCAAAACGCATCATAGCATCTCCAAGGTCTGTATAGAATGCTAACTTGAAGTCATCAATTTTACGAGTAGGGTTTACTACCCATGTAGGTCTTTTAATGGCAAACATTCCAGGAAACTTGTATGCTAAAATATTGTCTTCATCCCACTCAATATCAAGAGTATTTCCTTCTGTATCTTCTGGTAGGTCTGGATTCATAACAAACTTGTGTTTCTTTGTTACAACCTCTTTGTCTGCAATAACTGCATCGTATCTGGTAGAGATAAAGTCTCCTGGATAGCGAGGGAAAGATAGTAGGGCTACCTTTCCAAGGTCAGGAAAGCGAGAGTCTACGGAAGCACGGAAGGCTTTGTAGATGTTGTCAGCAGTCTTTCCTTGGTCATTACCAGTTCCAACCTCATTAGCAAAACCAGAAATCTCGTCCAGTACTGCAAGGATAAGGTTTAGACCTTCGTGAGACTCACGCTCAGAGTGACCAGAATAAACAGTAATAGCATTATCAAACTCAATGCTGTCTGCCTTTGCGTAGTATTTTCCAGCAAACCATGGAGAGCGTTCAATCTTATTCTTGAAGCCTTTAAAGAAAACGTTCTTAGCCTGTTGTGCGTTAATCGCAATGTTAATAATATCAATAGCATCGCCAGTAGGCTTACCAAAGTAACGAGCAGGGTCTTTAAGACAAAGTAACTTATAAACGATGTAGCAACAAGCAACTGTAGATACGAAGTCCTTACCAGAACCTTTTCCTAGTTGTAGGATTACTTCGTTCTTTGTATACTTATTATAGTATCTACGACCCTCTGTCTCCCCCAGGATTTCAATGACTTCTTCTAGTTTGTAGATTTGGCTCATAGCCTCTACGATGTCGTACTGAATTTGTGACAGTGGTGGTTGCTGGAGATAATCTTCTCCTTCAACAAATGTTTTAACATCTACTGGAACTTCTGCAAAGACATTGCTTTTAAGAACTTCAAAGAAAT